ATGCAGAAAAACGATCTTGCTGTTGCTGAAGCCCTAACTTGGCTTGGCACCCCATACCATCATCAAGGGCGGGTAAAAGGCGTGGGTGTGGATTGTGGCACTTTGATCTGTGAAGTCTATGAAAAAGTGGGCTTGATGGATCACTTAGATCCGCGGCCATATCCACCAGATTGGCACATGCACCAGCTTGGCCAACGATATTTAGAGCACGTTTTATCAGTGTGTTATGAAGTCGATGAGCCACAGCCTGGTGACATTGTTCTTTATCATTTTGGCAAGTGCATCAGTCATGGTGCAATTGTCGTTGAATGGCCTACGATTATTCACTCCTATATTCATCAAGGAGTAATACTCCAAGATGGCACAAAAGGAAGTCTAGCTCGCAGAATTGCGGGCTTTTATCGTATGAAGAGGCTAAAAGAATAGTATGGGTGGAATATTTGGAAGCACAACGATCAGTACGTCTGATAAGCGCATCAATTCGATGCGCATTCAGCAATCTGCATACGGTCTGACACAGCCATTGGTGTATGGCAAAAATCGCGTTGCAGCCAATATGTTTTGGTATGGTGATTTTAAATCTACTGCCCATACAACGACCACTAAATCTGGTGGTAAAGGTGGTAAAACTAAGACCAAAAACACAACATATACCTATTCAGCATCTTTGATGCTTGGTCTATGTGAAAACAAAATCAAAGACATCGGCATTATCTGGCGTGATAAAGAACAGATCGTCACAGGTAATATGCCGATTATTATTGGTTATAAACGACAAGGATTTAATTCATTAAAACCGATTATTGAATATCGAATTCAGACACCAATCGAGCAATTAGGCTTTGAATTGTTTGATGGCGACCATAATCCTGTTTGGGGTTATTTAGCATCAAAACATCCAGATGAAGCGGTGCATTATCCATTCCTTGGGTATGTGGCGTGTGCTAATTATGATTTGGGTGGTAGTGCAGCATTATCGAATCATAATTTTGAAGTGATCAGCGATATTACCTTTTCAGAAACGATTCATGATGCGAATCCAGCTGACGTGATTGAAGATTTCATCACCAATCCACGTTATGGCGCAGCACCAAGTCTAAACATGGCTGATTTATCCGAATTTCGGACGTATTGTGCAGCCACCAATTTGTTGATCAGTCCTGCTTTGACTGAACAGCGTGAAGCATTTGAAATCATCAGTGAAATTGTGGAAGCTGTGAATTGTGCAGTGGTACCAAGCCCAGATGGTTTGAAAATCCGTTCATACGGTGACAGTGCAGTGACAGGAAATGGCGTGACATTTACGCCAAATCTTGAGCCAGTTTACCACCTGACTGATGACGATTTCTTGGGTGAAGATCAGCCAATTCGCGTGCGTCGTAGCCGTGACACAGATGCATACAATCATTGCCAAATTGAATACGCGAATCGCTTCAACCAGTACAACACTGAAACGGTTGAAGCCAAGGACCAAGCAAATATTGAAATGTTTGGGCTGCGTACACAAGATCCAGTCAAATTTGACTTTTTCTGCGAACCGAAAATTGCCCGTCATGCCGTGCAATTGCTATTACAGCGACGACTCTATGTACGAAATGAGTATGAGTTTGAATTGGGGTGGAAATACTGCCGACTTGAGCCGATGGACATTGTGACCATTACAGATGAATCATTGGGATTAAATCAGTTTCCTGTTCGAATCACACGAGTTGAAGAAGATGAAGAAGGTGTGCTTTCGATTACCGCTGAAGAACTGGCAGTCGGGTCACGTTCAGCAGTTGAGTATGATCTGCAATCATCAAACGGGTACCAAGGTGGCAATGAAGAACCAGGCAACGTCAATGCACCAGCAATTTTTGAGCCTCCTTTAGAATTGACAGGTGGTAAAAATCAAATCTGGGTCGCTGCGTCAGGTGGAATCAATTGGGGTGGGTGTAACGTCTGGACAAGTTTGGACAATACAACATACGAAATGATCGGGACCATTTATGGTTCAGCGCGTTACGGTACATTAGTTTCAGCCATTGATGCAGATGATACCGAGATGCAGATTCAGTTGAATACATCCAGCCAGATGTTCAGTGGTACGGCTGAAGATGCTGAAGTTGATGCAACACTGTGTAAAGTCGGTGATGAATATATCAACTATATCGATGCAACCTTGGATGGATCAGGGCGTTATACATTAAGTAGCATGCTTCGTGGCCGTTTTGATGATGCAAGCTCACACAATGCCGGTGAATCGTTTGTTCGTATTGATCGTGCCATTTTTGAATATGACTTCAATCTAAATATGATCGACAAACAGATTTATCTGAAGTTCACAAGCTTCAACGGACTTGAGCAAAAAGAAGAAACTTTAGATGAAGTGACGGCATACAGTTACACCATCAATGGTGGTCGTCCTACGGGTGTCAAAGGTTTATCATTGCAGTCCGCATTTGAAGCAATGAGCTTTAAAGCTCAATGGCAAAGTGCAGCTGGTGCCACAGGGTATATCGTTCAAATCATGTCAGGTGGTGTATTGCTACGTGAAGTTGAAACGACAAATACCGATTATTCATACAGCATGGATGAAGCAAAAATTGACGGTATTCAGCGTGCTTATACTGTTCGTGTCGCAAGTAAAAACGGTTCGATTGTCAGCACTTTTGCAGAGCTGAATATCAGTAATCCAGTGCCACCTCAATTGTTGAACGTGTACACATCGGCAACTGCAGATTCGATCACAGTGACTTGGATTCCAAGTGAAGTGCCTGATCTGAAAGATTACCAGGTGTGGATCAGTACCAATGCGAACTTTGATCCTGATACAACGGCAGCACGTTGGACGGGTACCGAAAATGCTTGCACGATTACTGGCTTGCAATCAACGACCACATATTATGTGCGTGTTGCTGCGCGGGATGTGTGGAAGCCGACCTCGTGGAACTATTCAAAACGAATCACACAAGCGACTGCGGATAGTTAAAATTTTCAACCATATAGCACCTTCGGGTGCTTTTTTATTACCAAAATTTAGGGGGCGAAATGTCTGAAACAACAGGGCAAGCAATTGCTGAAGCGAGTGCTGCAGTTACATCAATTTCAACCAAAACAGCAGTAGGGGGATCAATTGCTGGCTTGTCGGGGAAGTTATTGGGTTTAGATCCAATCACAGCGATTGGTTTGTTAGTAGCGATTGCAGGCTTATTAGTGAGCTTTATGAGCTTCTTGATTAATTGGTACTACAAGCGCCAAGAAAACAAACGTGCAGATCAACTTCATGAAATTGCGCTACGTAAAGCAAAGGATGAATGCAATGTCGAATAAAACCAAGATAGCTGTAACTATGGCAACTGTGATTAGTTTGGGCGGTGTTGCTTGGACGCAAAGCCGTGAAGGTACTGTACTTAAGCCATATTACGATAGTGTCAAAGTAGCAACTATTGGTACAGGCACTACGGTCTATCCAAACGGCAAAACAGTCAAAATCACAGATCCACCAATTACCAAGAAACAAGCCGCTGAATATCTACAATTTCACATGAACAAGGATGCCAAGATTTTCAATAAAACGCTTGTTGGTATTCCGCTTTCTCAAGCTGAGTATGACTTATATATGGACTTCACATACCAGTTTGGCACTGGCGCATGGTCGCAGTCTTCCATGCTTCGAAACTTAAAATCACGCAACTATGTGCAAGCCTGTAAGTCGCTATTGAAGTGGAAGTATGCAGCAAAGCGCGATTGTTCAATCCGTTCCAATAATTGTTATGGGGTTTGGACTCGACAACAAGCACGATATGACAAATGCATGGGAGCGCAGTAGGTGAGTGAATTTAAAAAAGTTAGCAATGTGCTTCTTGAGTCTAACGGTATTTATTTTATTGAATGCCCTGGTTGTAAAACCTTGCATCCATTTCATGTTGATCCAAAACATAAAATTCGTTGGGATTTTAATGGCAATTTAGAGAAACCAACATTTAGGCCAAGCTTAATGGTGAATCAAGGCCACCCTAGCCAATGTCATTCGTTTGTCACAGATGGAAAAATTCAGTTCTTATCTGATTGCCATCATGGATTGGCGGGGCAAACAGTTGATTTGCTAGAAGTGGAGGAATTCTGATGCCTATACTTTTACTGATATGGAATAACAAGCGCTGGACCTTAATCATTGTGCTTTTGATTTATGCCGTGTTCCAAACATGGCAATCTAATTCACTGACAGGTGATCTGAATAAGGCAAAAGCGAATTGTGACGTGCGTGTCTCGGAAGCAATTGCGCCTTATGAAACTGCAATCACAAAAGCCAAAGAACAGAAAGCCATTACTGAAAAGGCTTGGTCGGATAAATATATTGAGGTAGAACAAAATGCGATTAAAAAAATACAAGATGCGAATGCTGCCGCTCGTAGTGCTGACTTGGCTGCTAGTGGGTTGTCAAAGCAACTCAGTGAAGCAAACAAACGTTTGTCCACAGCTCCCCGCCAAACCATCATTGAGTACACCATTACCAACAGCGAGTTACTCGAAGCGTGCACAGAAGAATATCGAGGCGTGGCAGAAAAAGCAGATGGCCACGCAATTGATGTCGAACGATTGAGTGAGGCGTGGCCTGAGTGAATTATATGCTGTGCATCCTTTTATCAGGTTGCACAGCTCATTCGATTTCGACGAATGTGAGTGTGGGGATATGTGTGAAGGCTCTTTAAGTGGGGGTGTTTTTATATTTAATTTAGCTAGATACCGCAAGTCTATCAATACAATAATTCTCAATTTTGTTATGTAAATTAATAGTTTCTTCCAAAACACAACCATAAGTGACTGTGCGAGTTTGACCCCCAATAGATGCCCTAAGGGCATTTGGTTTAAATACATTTTGAATCTCCATTATATTTATTTGAATTTCTGACAAAGTGCCGCTGTACGGTCTAAAAATATCGTAAGAGCTCAATTGTTTGGAGTTATCATGTTGAGTAAGTGCAGCAATCGCATTTGTATAATAGCTTTTGTATTTTTTATGAAATAAGTCGATATAAAAGTCATTCAATATAAATAGGTGCTTATCGAAAAGGTTATAAAAATCTATAAGTGTGGGGTCTTTTTTTATCTTACTGTAGGCATTTATATTTGCATACAAGCCAATTACCGCTTCATAGAGATTAATTTTTGTGTGATCAAGGTAGTCAGTTTTAATTATTAAATACGAATCTATTTTTTTAAGGTTTTCAGAGTTTGATCTAATCTTATGGAGCTCTATAAATATAGGTTTTAGATCTGCAAGCACACCGTAAAGCAGGGAGGCTTCAAGATCATAGTTTTTTTCATCCCTCCAGTCATTAAATAGATGAGCTGCAACTATTGCAGCACCAAATGTCGTCAATCCACCAAAAAGGCCACCTGAAAACCCCAATGCATCTTTAAATGATTCTCTCGGAGTGTCAACAGGAAAACCTATCCATACAATAAAAAATGAAAGTATGGTTGTGATCGCTATGCCTACAGCAGTACCAAGTAATACAGTAAATGTTTCCTTCTTCACTAACTCCACACCCCACTCAAAACCGCATACTCACATGCACACCCATGCAAATAATCAAAACAACTATGCCAGATACACCAGCCTAATTTCTTATCCCACGGCTCAGACAGCGTCACGCACTGCTCAATATAATACTGTTCCCATGTTTTCATTTTTATTCTTTCCACCCATCCACAATATCAGCCCAGTCTTGGAGCATTTGCCTACGATCATCCAACCATTTTGCATGATTGTATGTCGCCCTTGTTTTATTTTCTTCAACATGCGCTAACTGCTTATTGATCCAATCGGGATTATAACCTTTCTCATTTAACAAAGTGGAAGCGGTCGCTCTAAAATCATGTGTAGTGACTTCCGGCAACCCAATAAAAAACAATGCTCTATTTAGTGTTGTTCTCGCCAACATCTCATCATTTTTAAATGGCGCTGAAAAAACGTAAGTCTCATTTTGAGAAATTTCATACTGCTCTTTAAGTAAGGCACACAGCTGATCCGACATCGGAACTAAATGAATATGATTCTTTTTGTTGCTGCGCTCCTGTTTGCGTCGTCTCGATGCCTTGGGAAACTCAATCACTTTTTCATTAAAATCCACAAAGGACCATTGCATGCGTCTAATTTCAGATGCACGCAACATAGAATACATCATAGCTAGGCAGGCATTTCTGACCGTTGTTGTGCCACCGTACAACTCTAGGCGCGTTCTTAGCTTGATGCGCTCATCTTTCTCTAATGGTCGTGCATGTTCAATTTCAGGCGCTTCTATGGCGCTCCTAACAGCGTATGTGGGGTCGTTATCTGCTCTGAGGGTAACAATGGCATATTTCATTACTAGACTGACAAATCTGCGGTTCTGATTGGCTGCTGCTTCACCTGTGCCGTAGTGACTAAGCTTCTTCACCCTAACCATAGTGTCTTTCATAATAGTGAGCACGTCGGAGGAATTGACATCTTTTACAGGCTTATGGCCAATAACTTTATAAATATCCTTTCGCATTGATCGCTTGAACTGTTCTATGTAGTCCTCACTTTTATATTTCATCTGTTCCAAAGCGTATTCTTCAGCTACAGCCTTAAAAGTATTGGTCGTGGCGGTCACAGCCTCAATCTTCTTTTTCTTCTTATCGTCTACAGGGTTAATATCATCCTTTAATAGCGCCTTAGATTCGTCTTTCTTTTTACGCGCTTCAGCAAGTGAAACGATAGGGTATTCACCAAAACTTACGGTTCCCTCTTTGCCATTCAGAGTGTATTTAAAGCGCCATATCTTCTTGCCAGAGGGTCTTACTTCAATGTATAACCTTTCTGCATCAAGCACTCTGTACATTTTTTCTTTAGGCTTTAAAGATTTTATCTTGGTATCTGAGAGCAT